ACAATGCTGTACCAATATTCATCGGCAGGTAACTTGGAATTGGTGTTTGGTGCAGGTGTAACAAGAATACTTCCCGAAGGAATCGGGTTAGGTGCATTCGCACCACCGGTTGCTGACAGATAGTGTGACAATCTGATTTTTTCACGGAACCGACCCATGAAAACCGAAGGTGAAAAAGGCACAAACCCAAACTGGCTTGTATATCCTTGAACATTGTGACCGGCAATCACAATGCCATTTTTTCTGTTTTCAAGCATTACACGTTCACGTGTTTCGTTACAGTAAGGCTTACTGAAGTTGTTCACTGCATCGGTTGACAAGAACATTCCGACTTGTTCAAAGTCTTCCACATAGTTGTCAATCAATGTTTGTGAACCTTCATCAAGTTCACCGGGTGTCAGAATGTTGCCTTCAAGGTCCCGAATGTTTTCGGCAGGTGCGTCATCCAAAATCTGTTTTTCAAGACCGTCAAACGCAAGGTTGCTGGTGTCAAGTTCTTCACGACCGTAAAACAGCATTCTTTCCAGTTTTTGAAGCAAGTGAAGTGTACCGGTTTTGGTGGTCATACTCTTTAAGTCGGGTACGCCGCCACCGGTGCGCTGCAATAACGCAGCAAGTGTGATTTCACGCTCAACACCAAGGAACTTGATGTCACGAAGTTTTCTTTCGTAAACATCATCTTGTGGTATGGGTTTTCCACCTTCAAGATAAAAAGGTGATGCTTCTTCATTCCCATACTCATTGATTTGGTTCCATTGGTACGTGATGTTGAATGCCCCACCTTTTTTCAGCCACTTCCAAAAAACGATGTGTTTCATGGAGTGCGTCAAAAGGGTAAGGATACCTGACAGGTCTTCAAGTCGAAGCGCAGTAATTGGTGTTGCAGGACCGTCCGTCAAGCTAGTATCAATGACACTACCTGACGAAAGTGCCTTTTGTAACCCACGGTGAAAGGCTTGTGGGTCGTCAAGACCGGCACCTACTACCTGCTGACCAAAAAGTGCTGCTGAACTTGGGGTTATTGCTTGCCATTCGTTCATTTTACTTTTCCTTTTTTGGTAAGGTTGAAGGTTACCGGACCTTAGTTATCTTTTGTCAAGATAGGCACAAGGTCTGCGGGAATCATGTGGTCGTCAAAACATGCCACACCGACATCGGGTTCAATTCTGCCGTCTTTGCACGCTTTTTCAATGCGGTCGTGCCATTTCTGCCATTCAGCTTTGTTGGACTTGTAAAGGGTCCACAAATTGATAGCACCGTTTTCCGGTTGCTTCGGTTTGTTACCGACTTGTTCGGACTTGAAGGGAAGTGGTTGTTCAATAATGTCACTGACACCACCTACCAAAGTTCCGACACTGGCAGTAATAGCTTTTTGCATGTCCAAACTGGCAACTTGACTTTTGGCAAGGGTTTCGACAATTTTTTCGACCCGTTCAAGTCTTTCATCGAACACACCCATATTGTAGTCAAGTGCCTTCAAAATTGGACCGGCATCAACGTGAACGTCATCGTCCGGTACGTCGAAGTCATCGTAATTTGAAGAAGGATAGGCTTTTTCAACCTCTTCTTCTTCTTCCATTTCGACTTCGGCAGTACCTTCGTCCGTGTCTTCACCTTCATCGTCCTTTTTGCCGTTTGCTTTCCAAAGTCCATTCAGCAAGTCAAGTGACTTATTGACTTTGCCAAGGACCTTTTCAAGCTGCGAAGGTTCTTCGGCAGGCTTTTCGGGTTCGGACACGTCCGGTTGGTCAGTACCTTTGGACTTCTTGACAGAATCAAGAATTTCCTGCGATGTACTGTCCAGTTCTTGCAAAAGTTTGTCCATTTGAAGAACTCCTTGGTGTAGGGTTAAGGTTAAGCAAGTTTCAAATATTGCTGCGCAAGACTTTTAATTGCCTTCAGATTTTTGCCATTACAAACGGCTTCATGTAATACATACAATCCAATAAGTTTTTTCTTGTCGTGTGAAAGTCTTCCAATGTGTTCGTGACAATTGCAGTCATCACGACCACCACCGTTCAATGACTTTATGACACCTGCCATAGTATGCGTATTGACCACATTGACATCAAAGGAAATATTGCGGACCACCGCAGATTTACGAATAATTCCGTCCGGTCCTATCAAGATTTTATAGGAACCTTCAATGCTTGCCTTGTGTGGACATATTTCGGGATTTTGTTCAAGGTCGTTATAGATAACGTCCGCGTACCTTTTCCCTTTCCACAAAATGCCTTCGGCATAAAGTCCTTCCGGTGGTATGTGTGCTTTTGTCACATTACCGATAACACATTCCGGGTTAATTTGACTTCCGTCCGGGGGACTGTGACCCCATAAGAATTTTCCGTCTTTCGGCAAATAGGATATATCCATTGCTTTTTGAACAAGTGCTTCGTCTTGTTCGTCTTCATGTTCGGTTGATGCAAGGACCCATATTCGCCTTTGTTCGTCAAATTTGTTCCCGGTGTCAATACCTGCCTTCGCAATAATGTTGACCGGGAATAATTCGGGTAAGTAAATTTCTTCGGTTTGTTGCATTTTTTCGTTGCCCTTTTACATTTTCGTTTCTTTTCTGATAAAATCGGGCAAGCAAAAGGGGAAGGGTCTTGACGGTTCAGCAACCCCTTTTGCCTTTAATAATGCCCTTTTACAGACAAAAACTTTAACTGGCAACAATATAATGCGTTATTATTTAATTTGTCAAGGGGAAAGTGGTTTTAGGACTTCCAGTTTTCTTCGAAACCCTTGCGCCACTTGTCTAGGGGGGATAATTCATTTTTTCTTGCAGTACCGGCTTTAATTGCATTTTCGATGTATTTTCTGTCATAAAGATGTTGAAAGTATTTCACAAGTTTACACCGGCAATATGGGTGCGTTGCACCTATGACCGGTAACCAACCGGTATCGGGGTCACCAATCTTGCTTGCGTACCGTGTGACCTTTTTCCCTTGGTCGTCATAGTAAGGTGTGTTCATCAAGGGATTTTGCATCATTTCATCAAGTTTGAAAACCTTCAAGCTGCCGTCTGGTTCCACGTATAGCTTAAAGCAATACTTGCACGCATCGGGTTCCGGTAACTTGGCAACCAATACCGTCATCTTGTCACCGGTCACCGGGTTTGTACCAAACGTCTTTTCCAGTTCAAGCGCGGTCGCAAGTTGACTGTACGAATGTCCTTCGGTATAGGTTATCCGAAAAAGGTCACGTGCCCAATCATCGGTTGCGTGTCCAATTTCACTGGCAATTTCCCGGTATGTCATTTTTTTCTTCATACCCTTGGCTTGCATTTCGCGCAGGAAATCACGACCTTTGCCTTCGACAATATCTTTAATGGTCCCGGTGAACTTGTTAGCAAGTCCGGTCACTGCGTGCATGCCGTTCCTTTGCAAGTGGTCAATAGCAACCTTTTCGACATTTGATAATGGATTACGCCGCGCCATGCGAATCGCGTCTTTATAATCAAGACCTTGTTCGACAAGGTAAACCGCACGACCATACATATAAATATCTTTTGGAAAGTTCATGCGTTCAACTTTCGGGTCCAGTATTCCTTTTTTCTTCAGTTCGCGTATTTTTGCCCGGCTTAAATCGTGACCCATTGTTTCGTAAAGATATGCTTGCGCATTGTCTTCGACCACCTGCGAAATCCTTTGTATCTGATTTGGTGATAATGGATATTTGAATGCCGGGTCCGGGTGTACTCTGAAAATGGTCGGTATATTCATTTTCGAAGCGGTCTGGACCATGCCTTGATAATATGCTTGTGACACGTGTGGTGGTAAATTCTTTTCCAGTTCAAGAAATTTGTCCCATGCACCGGTCACTTGTGGTGCGTTCCTGACTGACTTCAAGTCAATCAGTCCGTATTGCGTAAAGTCTATTTTTGGCATTATTACTTACCTATGGATAAAATTTTACAATTACACCCCGGACACGTATATGACTTATTCATATAATCCTTGGTGCGAAATTCAGATTTTGTATCACACCGGTTGCACGTGACTTCAAAAGTTTGACCCTTGTCCTTGGTCACTATCTTGATTTCACGACTTTGTTTCCATTCACCTTTGCACTTGGTCGATAAACTAATTGATTTTTGAAAAGGAATATCAAGTATTGCGGTTTGGGAATTTTTTCGATGCCAATACACTTTGCACTTATCGGAACAAAACCGGTGCCTTCGGTGCTTTTGGTCAATCTCTTTTTTGCAATAGTC